TGGACGGGGGCGCGCTCGGTCACGTCGCGGTACTGGTAGACGCGGTAGCCGATCGAGACGTTGGTCAGGATCCCGGCCAGGAGGTCGGTCCGTACCCCCTCGAGCTCGGCCCGCGGCGAGACTCGGGCGGAGCACTCAAGGAAGCCCTCGAACCCGCCCGTGCTCGTGGTCGAGGGGTCGAAGAGGACCCCGAGGACGCTCGAGAGGTCGTACTCCCGGTGGCACGCGAGCAGCGGGGCGCGCCCGCTCTCGAGGCGCTCGGCGCGGTGGGCTCCGGCCTCGAAGGAGAGGACCTCCTCGAACTCCTCGAAGCCACCGTCGAGGTAGCCCGCACGCCGGACCGGGTAGCTCGAAGCGATCCGCAGGCGCAGGACGAGCGACCCGTCCGGCTCCTTCTTCACCGAGCTCGGCACGACGTCCGCGCGCACGGAGGCGAAGCCGGCCGTCCGCACCTCGAGCGCGACCCCGTCGGCCTTCTGGTGTTCGGAGGCGCCGATCGCGGCGACCTGGGCCTCGGCCTTCGCCTTCGAGTCGTGGCAGGCGACGACGCGGCCGTTCGCCTTCTTCACGACGCACCAGCGGCCGGCCTTCTGCAGGATCGAGTAGGGCACTCGGGCGGCGAGTCTGCCCGGCGAGCTCCCCTAGCTCAAGCGCCGACGATCGTCCGCACCGCCTCGGCGGCGGAGAAGCCGCGAGCGCGGAGGCGCGAGAGGAGCGCGCGGGACGCCTGGTCGTCCGCCTCGGCGTCGGCCGCGTTCGGGTCGTCGGCGGTCCCGCTCGGGGAGTCCGGCGGCCCGGAGCCGTTGCCGTTCACCCCGCCGACCTTGCCCGGGGCCGCGTTCGCCCCGTCCGTCGTGAGCGTCAGGCCTCGCGCGCGCGCCCCTTCGAGGTCGTCGGCGAGGGCGTCGAGGACCTTCTCCGGGTCGCTCCCGAGCGAGGAGACCACCTGCGAGAGACTCTTGAAGCCGGCCCGGACGCTCTCGATCTCGGCCATGACCTCGGTCCGGGGGTCGAGCATCTCGCGCCGCGGCGGGATCCACTCCCAGCGCAGGCGGCCCTGGTCCGCGCGGCCCGGCGTCAGGACGTCCACGAGCTCGGCCGCGTCGCGCCACCAGCGGAGCACGGGCTCGCACAGGTGCGGGAGCAGGATCCGGTCCCGCCAGACGTCCACGTCGCGCTGGAAGGCGATCCAGTCGGCGCGGATCGAGGAGAAGTTGACCTGGGAGAGGTCGCCGGAGAGGAGCCAGGCCGGGAGGCCGTAGCCGCGGGCTACCGCACGGAGCGCGTAGCCCGCGAAGGAACCGAACCCGTCGTTCTGGGGCGGGCTCGGGAAGGTGATCTTCTTCCCCGGCGGCAGGTACTCGACCGTGCCCGACTGGAGCCGGTCGATCGGCTGGCCGAGGCGGTCGCGGTTGTCCTGGGAGGCGAGGCCCGCGGCGGCGATCCCGTCCGTGAAGGAGAGGTCGGCGCCGGCCTGGTCCTCGACGAAGCCGGCGTACGCCGTCGCGACGACCATCCGGAGCTGCTCGTTGTCCTCGTAGGCGTCGAAGTCGTGGAGGCGGAGCGCCGCGACGGAGCCCCAGGGGACCCCGCGGACCTGCCCGATCCGGTCGGCGCGGAAGACGTGGCGCACCTCGCTCGAGGGCACGAACGCCGACTGGGTGACGGCGAAGGACTGGAAGGAGTCGCCGGGGTGCTCGGGGTAGAGCCAGTAGCCCTCGCGGCGGCCGATCGCGTCGAAGGCGACGCCCTGGACCACGCGGTTGTTCGTGCGCGAGCGCTCGAGGTCGCGGAGCGTGTCGAGGTGGTCGCCCTCGAGGAGCTGGACCTGCAGCGGGACGGCCAGGGCGTCGGTCAGGCGCCGGAACCGGCGCCGGACGAGGGTCTCCCCGCCGTCCACGACGCCCTCGAAGGCCGCGGCCTGGAGGCCGTAGAAGGTCTCGCGCTCCGAGGCGTCGGCCTGGGTCGTCGACTGGGCCCACTCGTCCCAGGCCTCGGCGGCCAGGCGGAGCTCGGAGTCCTCGTCGTGCACGAATCGCGGGCGAACGCCCTTCCCGACGACGTGCGCGGCGAGCTCGCGCACGGCCGCCTGGGCCCAGACGTTGTTCCGGCGGAGGTCCCGGCATCGGGCCCTGAGCTGGTGCAGGGCGCCGCGCGTCGCGGCCGTGGGCGAGGAGTCGAGCGCGAACCAGCCCGAGGTCCGCCGGCCGCGGTCGGCGCCCTCGTAGCGGCGGACGAGGTTCCGGCCGCGCTCGAGGCGCTCGAGCTCGACGCGCGCGCGCGCGCGCCGCAGCGCCCAGGCGGGCGAGACGGCGGCGACGAGGCGGTCTACTCCCACTCCCACGAGCGGGGTCCTTCCCCGGCGAGGCCGGCCTCGACGCCCTTCTCGTGGCCCATCGTCTTCCGGATCGGCGAGGCGAGCACCCCGAGCTCGCGCTCGATCATGGCCTTGGCGCGGAGGAGGTCGTCGAAGTCGCGGTAGCGCACGCTCCGGCCGTCGTCGTAGGAGACGGAGAGGGCGCCCGAGGCGATCGCCCGCTTGATCCTGTCTAGGTCCGCCGTCGAAAACGCGCCCACCGGTCTTCGTCGTCCCGTCCGCGCCGCTCCTTGGGCCGGTCCCCGGGAGGCGGCGGCTCTGCGCCCGGGGCCGGGGGCGCCGGCATCGACGAGGCGAGCCGGCGGACCGTGGCCCAATCCTGCCCGCTCCAGCGGTCGGCGCCAAGGACGTAGGCGACGGCGCGGGCGTAGACCCGGCAGTCCAGGGGCTCGTTCCGCTCCCGGAACTTGTCCCACTCGAGCACCGTCCGGCCGCCCTTCAAGCGCCGGCGGACCAGGTTCTCGGCCGTGAGGCCCTTGAAGAACTCCGGCCCGTACTGCGGGAAGTGGGCGAAGCCTTCGGGGTAGCGGGCCCCGACTTCGACCGGCGGGCGGAGCTCGAGGTTCTCGTAGAGCTCCTCCTTCAGGACCCCGACGTCGACCGGCCAGAGGCGCACCCCGCGCTGGATCTTGCGCCCGCCGAGCTCGACGTCGACCGCGCTCGGGACGCCGACGGGGACGTGGGTCCCGGTGCGCCCCTTGAGGCAGAAGACGCGCGAGGAGCGCTTGAAGCGGCGCGCCCAGGCGTAGACCTTCTGCGCCTCGTACCCCGTGTCGATCCCGAGGCCGGCGAGGCGCGAGGGCGGCCCGTCCTCGTGGGGCCACTCCCGCAAGAGCAGGCGGTCGAGCTCGGCGTAGCTCTCGCCCTTCTTCGGGTCGCAGGGCCGGACGACGTACTCGACCGACCAGCTCTCGAGGCCCGGGCCCCAGGCGACCACCTCCCACTCGAAGCGGTCCTGCTGCACGTCCACCCCGCAGGTGAGGACGTAGGCGCCGCGCGGGACGACCCCGATCGGGTAGCGCTCGCGGAGCTCGTGGAGCCGTTGCCAGTCGGGCGCGTCGCCCTTGTCCTTCCAGGTCTCGCCGAGGTCCTGGTTGACCCAGACCCGCAGGCGCGAGGGCTTCCCCTGGGCGCGGAGGAAGCGCGCGACCGAGTCGCGCCACGAGTACATGCCGTGCGGGGAGTAGAGCGCCGAGAGGTGGTAGCCGCGCACGCGCTCGCCGAGGCTCGGGTCCTCGGGGATCCAGACGCCGGCGGCGAGCATCCCGTCCTTCTCGTGCTCCAGGATCTTCCCGGCACAGGCCTCGCACTCCATCCAGACCTCGCGCCGGCGCTCGCGCAGCTCGACCGCGACCCGCAGCGGGTCCTCCCCGTCCTGGTGCTCCCAGCGCATCCTGGGCCAGACGAGGCGCTGCGGCTTCTCGCACCGCGGGCAGGGGACGTGGAAGAAGCGCCGGTCCGTCTCGGCGAACTCGCGCGCGATCCGGCTCCGGCCCTCCACGGTCGGGGAGGAGACCAGGTAGAGCTTGCGGTTGTGGAAGGTGTGCGTGCCCCGCTCCGCGAGCTCGGCCGGGTCGCCCTCGCCGGGCAGCTCCTCGGGGAAGGCGTCCACCTCGTCGAGGAAGAGGAAGCGGACCGCCATCGTGCGGAGCTCGGCCGCGGACTGGGCCGAGGCGAGGACGAGCATCCCGCCGGGGAAGACCTTGAGCAGCGTCGTGTTCCCGGGGTCGCGGCTCTTCTTCGCGGCGACCTTCGCGGCGAGACGTGGGGTGTCCTCGATCAGCGGGTCGAGCGTCTGGCGCGACTTCCGGCGCTGCACGCCCTCGGTCGGCATCACGACCATGGTCGGCCCGGGACAGTGGTCGATGATGTACCCGAGCCAGTTGTTCCCGACCTCCGTACCCCCGACCTGGGAGCCCTTCATGAAGACCAGGCGCTCGACGGGCGAGGTCGAGGAGAGGCAATCCTGGATCTCGCGCAGGTAGGGAGTGCGCGCCGTACGCCACTGGCCGGGCTCGGCGGAACTCCTTGTCGTCAGGGTCCGGTAGCGGTCCGCCCACTCCGAGACGGTGATACGGGGGTCGGGGCGGACCCCGCGCAGGAAGGCCTCGCGGAAGGCTCGACGCGAGGCCTCGAGGAGCTCGAGCTCGACCGCCTGAGCGCTCACGTCTCGCGCGTCGGCCGGTGCCGACGGTGCAGGCGGTGGTAGGCGGCGTGGAGCTCCGTGGCCGTCCCGACGAGGCACCCTCGCCGGCGGTGGACGTCCGCGTGCTTCCCGCAGAGGAGCAGGGCGCGGGCGTGGGAGAGGCAGACGTGCGACCCGTGGACGAAGCTCCGGCAGAGACAACACCGGGACGGCTTGCGTCGGTGGATCACGGCGAGGCCTCCTCAGGGAAGGGCGTCTCGTCGTGGTGGAAGAGCGGGGCGTCCTCCAGGAAGCGGCGCCGCGCGAGCGCGGCCCAGCGCCCGTCCTTCTCGACGCCGACGACCTCGAAGCCGAGGCGCGCGGCGGCGACGAGCGTCGTCCCGGAGCCGGCGAAGGGGTCCAAGACGCGGGTCCGGCCGGAGGGCCGGCGCGCGAGTTCGAGGAGCCAGCGCATGAGGTCGAGGGGCTTCACGGTCGGGTGCTCGTTCGGGGCGTGCCCGTCCGCCGAGCGGTCGTTCGCGTCCGCCTTCGCGACGTAGAAGTAGGCCGCGCGCTCGGGCCCGAGCTCGGCGGCGACGGCCTCGTCCAGGAGCGCGTCGGCGGGCCAGCCCACCTCGTCGGTGAGCCCCGCGGCCCCGAGGTGGAGGCCGGCGGAGCCGGTCTCGAGGGCGGCGCCCTTGAAGCCCTGCGCGTGGGGCTTGTGGAGCACGAGCACCGGTTCCCAGGTCGAGCGGAGCGCCGTGCCCCAGGCCGCGAGCTCGGGCTTCCAGGTCAGGGTGGATAGCCTGCAAGCCTTGGGTAAATCTTGAGCGCGGAGCCAGGCGAGAGCCCGGCGGACCTCGAAGCCGGCGTCCTCGAGCCCCGAGGCGAGGCGGTGGAACGTGCGCGCCGAGCCGAACACGAGCGCGAGCCCGCCCGGGACGAGCACGCGCAGGAGCTCGAGGCCCCAGGTCCTCGTCCACTCCTGGAACGCGAGGGCGGTCGGCGGCGCCGCGTGCGGGTCGATGATCTCCGCGCGCCAGACCTCGCGGTCCCCGCACCCGTGAGGTTTACGGTAGACGTCGCGCCGGCCGCAGGCCTGGCAGCGCGACGTGCTCGGCCGGCGCTGGACGCCGATCGTGACGGGACGGTGCCGGCGCTTGCCTCCCCGGACCGTGGTCTCGACGAGCTCGCTCGAGGCCTCGCCGGCGAGGCCGGCGCGCTCGCCGCGGAAGCGGGAGGAGAGCGAGTCGTCCACGCGGAAGCGCTCCCAGTCGCGGCCCATGAACTCCAGGCCGTAGGGCGGGTCGGTCACGACCGCGTGGAAGGATCCCGCCTCGAGCTCGGGCAGGAGCTCGAGCGCGTCGGCGCGGTAGAGCGTGACCGGGCCGGAGACGAAGAAGGGCGGCGTCACGGCTCGTCCTCGCGCCGGTCGAGGGCCTGGAGCGCCTGGGCGATCTCGGAGGCGAGGACCTCGTGCACCTGGGCCGGCTTGTCGAGGGCGGCGAGGCTCGCGGCCAGGCGGTCGGGCACGGCCTGGAGCCGGTCGCGCACGAGGCGCGCCAGCCGGAAAGCCTCTTTCTGCACCTCGCGTCGGTCGACGAGGTTCCCGCGCAGGGTCTCGAGCTCGAAGCGCTTGAGCTCCGCGTCGAGCTGGACGCGCTCCGTCGAGGCGCGCGCGTGCGTGACCAGCTCCTTCTTCCGGTCCTTGTCCTCCGCCGTCTCGAAGAGCGAGGGGGTCGCGCTCGCCGCGACCGGCGGCCTTCCGCTCGGTTTCTTGCGCCCCTTGGGCCGGTTGTCGGGGTTCGTCCACGCCTCCCACTCGTCGCGCCCCTTCTCGAGGTCGATCCTCCAGTAGCCCGTGCGCTCGTCCTTCCCGACCGCGTCCTTCAGGCGCCCGGTCTTGATCGCCCACTGCACGGCCTGGCGCGTGACGCCGAGCGCCGCTCCGAAGGCGCGCGGGGAGAGGACCTCGGTCACGGGCCCCAGCCTGCCCTGGAGCAGATCTCGCACTCGAGCGCCGACCCGGCGCCCCCGTAGAAGTCGAAGACGGCGGTGGAGCGGCCCAGGAGCGAGCAGCTCGAGCAGCGGCACCACGCTCCGAACGGGAGGCCGACCGGATCGGGCATCCGCGCGTAGGGGTTCTCGAACGTCCCCGGAGCTCCGGCCGGGATCGGGTCGAAGTCGATCTCCTCCAGGTGCTCGCCTCGAGCGAGGTGCTCGAGCGGGTTCCTCACGCGAGCCCCCGGCGAACCCGGGCGCGCGCGCGGCGCAGGCCTTCGAGCATCCGGCGCCAGCCCCACGAGTGGGCCCGCTCGCGCGCGTCCTCGCGGAGCTCCAGCGGACATTCGAGCGTCTCGTAGTTCTCGAGGTCCTGGAGCGCGGAGCACGAGAGGCAGAGCCAGCACGTAGAGAGTCGCTCGTCCTCGTAGCCGCGGACGACCTCGCGCACGACCTCGTCGCCGGGCAGGATCGGGCGCGCGCACTCCGGACACGGGCGCGGGCCTCGCGCCGTGAGCACCTTCCGGCCGACGAGCATCCCGTGGCACATCGGGCGGTTACCTAGCGCCGGTTTCCGGCTCGGGCGGTTCGGGGCTCGTAGGTCGCCGCTTCTTCGGGGCCGGTTTCGCGGCGGCGCCGAAGACCTCGGCGCGTACCTCCTCTTCCCGCCCGTCGATCCAGGCGTGGGGGAGCTTCGCCCAGATTTCCTGGGCGGTCTTCCTCTTGCGCGCGGGGACGTCCGGATCGTCGAGCATTCGCACGAGCTCGCTCAGGAGCGCAGCCTGCGGCCTGGTGAGGAAGAGCGGGCGCCGTTCGTTCCTCGACGCCTTCACTTCTTCCCTCCGTAGTGCGCGTCGAGGAGCCGTAGCGCGAGGCGCAGGACCTCGCGCAGGTCGCTCTTGCCCCAGAAGGTGACGGCGCTCGAGTCGTCGTCCCCGGGCCCGTGCAGGAAGGGGCCGGCGACCTGGGAGGTCCGCTCGCCTCGAGCTCGCGAGGAGGGCGCGACGCCCGGGCCATCGACGCTCCGGTGGGTCTTCGTCGGGCTCACGGTCACGGGCAGCTCTA